AACTTAAACATGTTCCAGATCTCACAGAGGATCACTACAGTTGGTTCCTAGCAGAGTTTGAGGGATTTACTAAACGTAACGAACTTGAACGTGCTATCCTTAAAGCTGCAGATATGCTGGAAAAGGGTGAGTATGATCCAGTAGAAAAACTGATCAAAGATGCAGTGCAGATATCATTAACCAAAGATATGGGCACAGATTATTTCTTAGATCCACGTGGTCGATTGATGGCGATCAAGAGCAACAATGGGCAGGTATCAACAGGTTGGCCGACTCTAGACAAGCGTTTGTTTGGTGGTATGAATCGCGGCGAACTTAACATCTTTGCGGGTGGATCTGGTTCAGGTAAAAGTTTGTTCATGCAGAACATAGCTATCAATTGGGTTACGCAGGGACTCAACGGTGTATATCTAAGTTTAGAACTTAGCGAAGGACTTTGTGCTATGCGTATGGACAGTATGGTAGCCAATGTTTCCACTAAAGAAGTGTTCAAAGATCTGGATACAGTTGAAATGAAAGTCAAGATGGTGGGTAAGAAATCCGGTGTGCTACGCATTAAATATATGCCAGCACAGTCAAACGTAAATCAAATCCGTAGTTACTTGAAAGAATTACAGATACAAACAGGTATGCGATTAGATTTTATCATGGTAGATTATCTAGATTTGGTCATGCCGGTAAGTGCTAAAGTGTCACCAAATGATCTGTTTGTCAAGGACAAATATGTAAGTGAAGAACTACGTAATCTAGCCCGTGAATTAAACATCTTAATGATCACAGCTTCACAACTTAATCGAGGTGCTGTAGAAGAAATTGAATTTGATCATAGCCATATCGCAGGTGGATTGAGTAAGATCAATACAGCAGATAATGTGTTTGGTATCTTTACTAGCCGTGCTATGCGTGAGCGTGGACGTTATCAACTACAGCTCATGAAAACACGTAGTTCAAGTGGAGTAGGCATGAAAGTAGATCTAGAGTATGATTTAGAAACTCTGCGCATCACGGATCCAGGTGAAGAAGCTCAAGAAAGCGGCCTGCGTGGTGTGGGTGCTACTAATATCCTAAGCCAGATTAAGACTGGTAGTAGTGTAAGTCCAGCAGAAGACGCTCCTAAAATACAAGCTGGTGTAGACAGCAGTAAACTAAAAAGTATGTTGGCTGGATTGAAAAACGCTTCAGAATAATGTCAAATAAATTTTGTCGTTTTTTAAGTAATGGGTGTTCATTCCAACTCGATAAAGATAAACTATTAGTCAAACCCTGCTGTTGGTATAGACAAGGAATAGAATTTGATCCTGTGTCTGAACTACCTTTCAAATCAATCAACAATTGGACACCTAATTGCGAAGTTTGCTATCAGCAAGAACTTGCAGGACAACACAGTTTTAGAAAAGCCAGTTTTGAAATAATCCCCGAAATCAACAATACAGTGCCTTTAGCATTAGACATAAATCTAGACATGACGTGTAATGCAGCCTGTGTTATCTGTGGACCAGAATCAAGTTCGACTTGGTCTAAGCAGATGTCTAATAACAAAATTATACACATACAGGCCAACTCTGATTATCAACAGTATTTAGATAAGATTGTATCTGGCCTAGATCTAACACAATTAAAAAGAATTAAATTCTTTGGTGGAGAACCACTACTGACCAACACGCATTTACAACTGCTTGAGAAAATACCCTATCCAGAACAGTGTGAAATCTGGTATACGACCAATGCCAGCATATTACCAAATCAAACAGTATTGGATATGTGGAAACAATTTAAACTAGTTTTTGTAGAAGCCAGTATCGACGGAGTAGAACAACAGTTTGAATATATCAGATGGCCACTGCCTTGGTCTAAAATAAAAAATAATCTATTGGAACTAAAAGATATCGCACCTGTCAATGTATTGTTCCGTATAAACCATACCTTAAACCCATTTAATATCTATTACTATGATAGATTAGAATACTGGATCGACACAGAATTTTCTACAAACAGATTAGGTGATCCAACAGAGATAAACATACATCCGTGTTGGGGTGATTGGGCGTTAGATCGGACCCCGTTAAATCTCAGGGAAGAAATCTATAAAAAATATCAAGATCATATCGTAACGAGATTATTAAAAAATTCTAAACAACAACATCACGATACCATACTAAAATTTACTGATATTTGGGATCCTATTCGAAAGAACAGTTGGCAAACGACATTTCCAGAGATCGTTAGATACTTTCTTTAATCAGTTCGTAAAATTCAGGAAGATAATCTTTAATTGAAATTTTCTTTAATTTGTCTTGTTCTTGTATCTCTAGTAGAAAACGAGAAAAATTTGCATCATCTTTAACACTATGTTGTCTGAATAATTCTTGTTTTAAGTCCAATTTAATTTTTTCTGGCAATGCATCAAGTGAAAAATATTCAGGATAACTAACAATATTATAATTGTATCTCAATCCCTGTTGATTAAACCATTCAACAGTTTCATCATAATAAAATATGTTCAGATTACTTATGGTATAACTTACAAATAAATCTATATTGAGTGATTTAAAAAAATCAATATTTTCTAACAAAATATTCCATTTGAGTGGAAATCTCATGTATTCAAATCGCTTTTCTATTCCGTCGATACTCAAACAAACGTTTAAATTTTTAAATCGTCCCAGGATATTTTGTTGTTTTTGGCTAAGTTCTATTGACCCATTTGACACTAAAGAAATATGACAATCGGTATTACCTATAGAAACCATGTGTTCTAATATATCAAAATTTTTCTTTTCAAATAACGGCTCCCCACCAACAAAAGATAACATAACTAAGTCTTTATATGGGATTGTGTCAAGTTGATCCTGGTTAATAATTTCAAATGTTTTAACTTTTTTAAGTGTTGCCCAAGCACTGCTAGCATTTGGCCCGCAGGTAACACAGGTGCTGTTACATAAATTTGATGTATATAATTTAAGAATCTGTAGTGAATAATTCCCGTCTTGGCAATCTTTTTCAATAAATCGAATGTCTCGATTGGTATAGAAATCAAAAGCGGAGTTTTTTAATTGTCTATCACTTGTTTTACCTTGATCTTCTAAGGTCCAACATTTTTGACAGTTAGAAGGACGTTGCCCAGCGAGCATTTCTGTTTGTAATTGTTTTATGTTTGTATCTTTTGGTAATAGACAACAAGGAGTAGAGAATCCCGATAGTGTATATTCAGCACCAAAGAAAGGTAATACGCAAAAATAATCATTCATTGTAATCATATTTAATCCATGCTATACTATATTAAATTAATTCCTATTCTTCGATAAATATACTAAATTGGAGTCTAAACTGTGCAGAAACGCACCCGTAGCATACTTACAGAGCTTGACGAATTACTCACGCACAAGGACAAGGATAATCTCCTAGAATCACGTGCTAATAACATCATCAATGGTGCTATTAACCTAATCCGTTATATCCGTGAAAACTATGAAGCCGAGCAAGCTCTTGAGCTTGAGCGCCGCCTTCTTAATGCTATCAAGGGTCAAGATCCTAGTAAATTCTCCCGAGGTATTAGGAAGATCAAAGATGAAGATCAATGAAATATTAGCAGAAGGATTGAGTACTGGTTTATTAAAAACTGGTGCGGCAATAAGTCAATACTTTGATCCTGCACTGGCATCTAAATTAGAATATGCCCTAGCTCATGCTAAGCCTGCTGCACCTTCGGAACAACTAAAACAATTATCAAATGAATTAGCTAGTCGAGCTAAAAACAATCAAAATAGAATTTCCTCAGTGGAAATTTTTAAACAAACAAAAGATGTGTTTGGAAATACTTACACAACCCCACAAAGTCGTGTATCAGCAGTCAAATCGATAATACAAGATCTACAACGTCGAGGAGTTTTAATAACAGATCAACCGGCACCAAGTAGAATTTATGCTCCAAATCCAAAATATACCGCGCAACAAAACGATGTAGATCAACCTTATTACTTAGGCGGAAAACAATTAAATCCAAAAGATCCGGCTGACAAAGCAATTATTGATAAGATTAAAGCGCAACAAGGGATAGCATGAAACTATTTGAAATAAAAGGACAGACTCCTGGATTCTTGCTAACAGAAAGCAAGAATGTCCATCTCGAACATCTAGAAGACCTAATCTTTAATGCGGGATATGCTGGTGCTGAAGAAGCCTTAAATTACATAGACAGCCTACGTAACATGCTGGCAGAAGGCACAGGAACTACCACACAGCTAACAGTCAAATGGGATGGATCACCTGCGATCATCTGCGGCACAGATCCCGCAGACGGTAAGTTTTTCGTGGGCACTAAAGCTGTATTCTCTAAAGGAGAACCTAAACTCTGTAAGTCAGCTAGAAATATCCAACAATGGTATGGTGATCAACCTGAGCTAGCAGAAATATTAGCATCAGCATTAAAATATCTCAGCAAACTAAACATTGGTGGAGTAGTGCAGGGTGATCTTATGTTTACCCCTGGCAAAGTTTCCACAGTATCAGTCAATGATGAAGATTGCTACGTGTTTACTCCTAACACTATTACCTATGCCGTTCCGGTCAACAGTCAGTTAGGGCAACGTATCGCTGGTGCACAGTTAGGTATCATATTTCATACCACATACTCAGGAGCCGACACAGTGGGTGAGATGACTGCTAGCTTTGGTGTAAACGTCACAGGCTTTACACAGACCAAGGCAGTATGGTTTGATGATGCTACATATAAAGACTACACCGGTATAGCCAGCTTGACTCCCACAGAAGATAGTAAAATACAAAAATATTTGGCTGCAACTGCCAAGACCATGCAGAAGATAGGACCGCAACGTTTCGATATTATCCTACAAGATAAAGAATTTGCACGCATGATCAAGCCTTTTATCAACAAACAGATACGTGCTGGTAGCCATGCTATAGAACCCACGCAGTTCTTACAGGATTTTATTAATCATTATGAAAGTGAAATGATGAAAGGTATAGAAGAACTGTCAGGGGGGCCGCAGGGTCGTGCAGCACAGGGACGTATAGCTAAGATCAGAGCTAAAGAGCAGTGGATCGCTGACAACCAGAACAATCTAACTGGTATCCTAGCCACTTATAAGCGTGTGGTTGAGATGAAAGGCATGCTGTTACGCAAACTACAGCAGGTAGAAGGTATAGGAACATTCCAAAAAACCAATGATGGCTATAAGGTTACTAGCCCAGAAGGGTTTGTAGCCATAGGGCACAATGGCGGCGCTGTTAAGCTAGTAGATCGTTTACAGTTCAGTAGAACCAATTTTTTGTCAAAAGCATAAATAAAAGTATGCGCGAAAGCGTAAACATTTAAGGAGAAATAAAATGGCAACAATCACAAGAACAAACGGTGGCGCACGCCCAGCAGACGGTAGCTCAGCAGGTAATGCACAGATTACAGGCCGCACCCTTACGCACTACACAGTTACATCAGCAGGTTTAACAACTTACGGTAACGGTGTAAACATCAACTACTTAGCAGCTGGTTCAGACTATGAAAAACTAGTTTTAGCTATTGAGCAAGTTGGTTCTATCGAACTATTAGGCATTCCACTAAGTGGCAACCTATTCCACGTAGGTATCTCTGGTGCAGCTCCAAGCCCATCAACAGGTCCAACAAGCCTACAAGCGTATTGCAACACATACGTAAATGGTTCAGGTGTTTCAGGCGCTACAGTAGCAGCATTCGTATACTAATCTAAACAGTTAGTAAATGAACTTAAGAAAGGCACTTTTTAAGTGCCTTTTTTATTGGCTATAAATACTTCGTGGACACTCAACAATATCTCTATCAAGGATTTACTCTAGTAGACATAACTCCCACAGGAGTTGTAACATTCTCACAATCAAATGAGCTGAAACGTAATCAACAACGTAACTGGGAAACAGTCCAGCAGATCCTAAGCCTGCGCACACAACCTACTATCTTAGAAACGGACGATTTTACTGCTGATCTCAAAGACTATAATTTTGGTATTAACTATCAAGGACAGCACCACATCTGGACGTTTAAGTTTGGAGTCGAATATGCAGATATCTATCAGGCAGGCCCGGATAAGTTTGGTTTGGTTAAATATGATTTCCAGATCACACCAGTGATACTTGGACTGAAAGAAACAGCTCGACCTGAACTTGCAGTGTTTACCCCAAAAGGTCCATGGAATAACATATACTTTAAAAGTATCAAAATTTAGTTAAATATATTAGATGCTACAGGCATTCATTAAGGCACATATTAAGGCATACGTCAAGGCTCAGAGAAACAGCATCGCTTACATAGAGGAAGCGAGATGGCCAAACCATCAGAAATTGAAAAACAGAGTCTAGAAGCCCACGTTGAGATATGTGCCGTAAGGTACTCTAATTTGGAAACTAAACTACAAAATCTCGAACATCGTATGGACAAACTTGAAGGCTACTTAGTCAGCATCAAGGAAAGCCTAGACGAGAAACTAGAAGGCCGCGGCAAACAAAGTGTCAGCGTCCTAGTCAGCATCTTGGGTGTAATCCTAGCAGGACTCATTGGATTTATCGGACACGCCCTCTTCAAGTAACATAAATAGTTACATGAAGATCGTAGAACTTACAAATAAAATCTTATTAGCTATTACCAACGAAGAGCAAGAATTACTCGAGCAATTTGAAGGTGATACTCCTATTGCAAAAAGTCAATTGGGTGAGCGTGAGCAGGTATTAGCTCATAATCTCACAGTCAAGGATGTGTTGCTACGCACCAATAATGATGGCAAAATCTACTACAAAAAAATCATCAGATAGTTTTGATGTTGAAAAAATCCGCCGTTTTACACAGGAAGAACTAGCTAGATTAGCTGATAGTTCAAGTGATCTACCTTTTTGCTATCAGATAGGCACAGATGTCTTAGTTGGGCATTATCGGGTGGTAAAAATAGATGATCGATGCTGGCGTGTAACTGAAGCTAATCGGCAGTTATTTGATTTCTTTAATCGTAAAGATGCTATCTACTATTGCATAGCCCTACACAAACAACAGACACAGCTGGCCAAGGACATACGCGACAGCGACAGCCTGCTAAATCGATTAGAGTTCGATG